GCTCGTCGTCGTCTTCTTCGCCAATCGAATCTAATGCGTCTTCAACCTCACGGCCCATTTTGAATTTACGAACCGCCGTCATGATCATAGACTTGGCGGCTTCAAGAGGAAGATATCCCGCTTCAACCGCCGGACCCGCATTTTGAATAAATATAGAAACGCCGGATAACAATTCTGTGATGTTTTTTTGTTCCTGCGCCTGATCTCCAGCAATGGTGCTGTCGGTTTCAATATCAATTCGATATGTTCTTTGCTGGTCATCTCGAAGAATCTGCAAAGATTCCTCCCAGGTGGGCGAATCAATTATTTCTTGCAGTTCCTCGGGAATGGGCTGTTGCTGTTGCTGCAACTGCTGGGCGGCCAGCATCGCCCCTTGTTTTTCTTCCAACGTAGGCAATTTGACTTCGGTCATCATTGCCATCGTCTCGGGGCTAAATTGCTCAGCAATAATCTCGGCGGACATGCGGACTAAATCTCTAGCATAACGCTGAACGTCCCGGCGCATATCGTCCAGACGCATCGTTCCAAATTGCGCCTTTAGCTGTTGAGCGCCCAGGGTTTCAGACGCGGAGGAAGACCCGCGCATAATATCGGCAATCCCTGTGATTTCGTAAATTATGGTCTTGGTGGCTTCCCTCTGCGTGTAAAGATACCCCAACACATGAGCTATCTTTTCAATGGGCCAAATCCAAATAGCCTTATCCAACCCACCGGACTGCATCAACGGCAGAACGTCAGTGGCAGGGATAAGCTGCGTTTCTTGGCTGTCCATGAGGTTAGACATTTCAGCTATGGTGCTGTCGTAAATTCCCCGGACTTTACATGCATCAACAATTGCTGAAATGCGTCTAGTTATGCTGTCAAGCTCTTCGGCTTGGTCACGGTAGAACCTAAATGGCTCAACCGGGATAAGCGAATTACTGTAATCGGCTGAATACATCGGACGCGGGGTAGGATAAAAATCTTTGAGCGAGAGCGGGTCTTTCACCGTCTTGCATGGCCGCTCTTTGAGGCCGGGACATACAAAAATTACCTCTCGGTCTTTTTTGCTCCAGATTTCCCAAACGATGGCCCGCTTGAATGTATCGTTGATATAGTCTGATGTGTCGTCATTTTCCACGCCTTGAGGCGTGTAATCCATAGGAATATCTTTTGCGGTATCTGGGAAATTTTCCTCAAGCTCTTCTTTGTCGAATGTATGCCGGAAAGCAACCCATTGAACTTCAGACCAGACGCGCCCTGGACCTCTGCGAAAGTCCGCCCAATGAACATGCTCGAACGCAACTTCTTCGCGCTCTACTTCTTCAAAAATTTCACCGCCGTCTTCGTCGCCTTCACCGATTTCTTCGTCTTGCCCGAACGCCGCTTCATATTTCACGCGGGTCACGCCCCTGCCGGTAAGCTGGGTGTCTTTTATCGCGAGCTTCATATATCGGTCGAACTCTTCCTCATCCATCGTGTACGACAGCGCTCGCTCCATAATATCGGAGACTGTCTTGCCAACATTATCGCGGTCTCTATAACGCCGCCTGACATCAGGCTTTGGAGAATGATTGTAGAGAGCCGGACAGATTGTTTGGATATTAGAATATAAAACATTGAACCTGTAGCCACCCTGATATCTAGCAATTGCCGAGCCTTCTCGGCTATCGTCACGCTCATCGCGATAACGGGCGATTACGTCTGCGGCTTGTCCGCGCCAAAACTTCTCTTCCTTGGACGCTAGATCAAGCTCCATCCTCCACCGGGCTACGACGCCTTCCGGCCCCCGGCCTGCGTCTTCTGGTGTTTCAAGTCCGCCTATTTGAGCTGCTGCAGCATCTGTCAACTTAAATACTCCATAAAATTAACATATACGATATCTCGTGAAAATTTTCAATTGATTACTAATCGTATCTCTTTCGGGTCTTTTTAGACGCTTTGAGCAAGTCATTCATCGTCATTGACGATTTGCCGCCGATCACAATGCGTGGATCGCGCGGGGTTTCTTTGACTGGCTTGGGCTTTATGCTGCAATTAATGGCAAACTCTCCAAGCGCGTCTGCGCCATGACTGTTTTCGTCATGCTCTGGCGTCGTGTAGGTCTGCATGGAATCGTTCCATTTTCGATGATACCGATTGATGCGCTTAATGCCAAGCCGCACTCTTTTTGTGTCGTTGAACCGGAACTGCGGGAATAATGACCGAACGGCGTTTATGCGTTCGATGGGGCCAACCGCCACGCCCTTGTTGATTGGCTTCAACCCAAACTCCTGTGCTGTTTGGTATCTAGTCTTGGCGCCGCGCCCCCATTCCCTGACCATGATATCGTGCGGCATGTAATGAGTACCATAGGCAAACGGAACCTCTCTGCCTATCTCAACCAAGCCAGCAGCGCCCAACTCAAGGTCTGGGTTTAATTCTGGAAACGCATCTATCACCACATCCTCCAATCCACCGCCGCTCAACTCGTAATAATCGATGACCCGTGCCTCAACGCCATCCTCTTGGATAAACCAGACAGCCGTATGATCATCCACGCCGATATCCCAAGCGCTATGAACAGGCAGATGATCGAGATATGGGAAATATCCAACGCGCCCCTCCGCCTCCGCTTTCAGCATATGGCGCGCATAATAGCTGCCCTCTGTGATAATCTGATAGCCGCCGTTCCAAACGTGTTCGGCCATTTCTGGGTCGTCTTGAAAGTCGTCCTCCATTTCCATCTTGAGGACATCGGGAAACCACTTATTGTCGTCGTGATTGATCTCAACGCTGATCATACTACGGCGGGATGACCCGCCCCTGAAGAAAGCATCAACCGCGTCTGTGTCATGCCGGGGATTCCAGCTAAACCATAACTCGCTGCCCTCTTTCCGAATGGTCGGCCTTAATAGTTTTAGCGAGTGGCTGCTGAGCGTCTGGGCTTCTTCAACCCAAGCGACGTCAAAATCTTCAAGGCTCTTGATGTTCTCGGCGTTGTAGGATTGCATTCCACGAAATGTGATCAGCGAACCATTCTTAGCGGATATCTCACGATCCGTCACAGTGAAAAACCCACCAAGGTTGAACTTTTGAATCTTGTCTATCAATAGCTGGCGAACAGAATCCTTGATTGTCACTTGCACTTCACGAATACAAGCGGCCCTGGTTTTTCTGGTCAGGCATGTAAGAACCAGAAGCTCAGCAAAGAAATGGGACTTTGTGCCGCCGCGTCCGCCATAAGCCCCTTTGTACCGATTGGGCTTGAGTAAGGGCAGCATCTTTTTCGATGCCTGGACGGTGAGGCTACTCAACGCCGATCCATTTGATAGTGTGAATTTGCTCGCCGGTGTTTTCTTGCACGTTGGTCTCCTTCCAGCCCATTTGCGTTTTGGCCCAGAAGATAGCCGCCGAAGTGTCGCCGTTCATCACCTTGTTGAACAAAGTGCCGCCAACTTTGGCGTTTGCCAGTATCTTGCTCTCGCGGATTTCCTTCTTGAAATGCTTGGCAAGCGTGTCCGCATCAATACCGTCGCGGATCACCATAGCAATCTGCTCCTGCGGTATGCCTACGGCCACCATTTGGCCGACCTGCTTGCGCTCGTCGTCCGTTGGCTTAAACGGTGGTCGTCCGCTGCGGCCCTTTTTGCCTGCCATATCTTTTATAGTCCCGAAAAAAACGATTTACACATAAGTTTAACCCTGTTACTTTAAACCATAGTTCAACAACACAAGGGTATCATATCATGGCCGAATCATACAACGGTTGGACAAATTACGAAACATGGCGCATCAAGCTTGAAATCTTTGACGGCGACTTCTGGGAAGATGTTAGCGCAGAGTTCTGCCAAGACCTGGTCGAAGAATATATCGAGCAGGAATCCAAAGGACTTGCATTTGGATATGCCATGTCATTCCTTGAAGATGTAAACTGGCATGAGATTGCTGACAGCCTCAAGCGGGAAGATGAGGATGAGGCTGCTTAGTTGACGGTGAAACTAAATTCATTCCATAATTATTAGTGCCGGGAGAAATCTCGGCACTTTTTTTGCGAATCAGCTTGTTTTTCTTAAATGGTCCATAATCGACGTGATGATGAATCCGCCCGAACTTATGAACTAGCCTTGAAACGTCT